TAAAACGTTTACAATTATATCTGCCCACTCGTATGATTTGCCGTTAATTAACGGCGGTATTGGATATGCCATGTCTTAATATTTTTTAAATTGTTAATGCAAAACCAATGTTTACAGTAATTGTATCTGCTACACCTACTGGTACTAATTTTACAGCTATTGTTAATTCATTATCAGTTAATACATCTTGTGCAGGGTCTATTACAACGCTAAAAGCAGATAATTCAAAATCTCTTTGCATCACTTCTAAACTTCTATCACAAATAGAATTAAAGAATCCTATTGTATCTTCGGCTAAAGTACCATTTGCATTTACTACTAATGGACTAGCTAAACTAGGTAGTAATGCAGCTCTTAAACTTCTAATTGCTTTGTCAATTACTCTGTTGTTATAAACATAAGTATAATCAGAGGTTAAAGCGATACAAGTGTTTGGTTTTGTAAAATAAGAACCTGTTAATCCTACATATTTTTTAACGTAGTTATAACCAAAATTTTCTAAGTTTACAATACTTCCATCTGATAGAGTTGTATATAAAGTTCCATTAGCAAATGCTAAAACATCGTATTCAGCAGCAGCCACGTTAAATTTAGCTACCCAAGCAATGCTTTCGTTTACTTTTGCTAAGGAGATGGCACCTAATTCTGTGCCCATACTACCAATACTTTTACCTGTTGCTTTAAATAATTTAAAACCTAAATTATCCCCATCTTGACCAATTGCAACACTTACATTTTTATTACTTAATAATTTTAAGTTCGCTAAAGTTGTTAAGTCAGCTGTTCCACTAATTTCAGCTTGATAAACAACAGATGAAATAGTTTTATGATTAGTTTCTAAATCATTTAAAATAGCCTGTAAAGTAGTTGTTTGAGATGTTGCAAATGCAGTAGTTTTTTGATAAATACCTAGTTGTTTAATTTCACCTTGTGCAAAGTTTTGCATCAAAGTTACACTTGCAAACGTTGTCGCATCAGCAGTAGCGTAAACACCTACATACAATTTTCCTTTAGGTTGTATTCTGAAAAATTCAGATATATGATAGTGCATGATATCTAATTCAGAAGCTACACCTGCAACTACATTTTGTGTTAATGTACTAGCATAAGCACCTACTACTGTTTTTACATAAGGAGTTCCACTATTTAAAAATACACCTTGATTTTTTGGAGCTGTAATAGTTACTGTTGCTGTATTAGCAACGGCACTAAATCCATGTGTAGGAGTTCCTAAGTTAATCTCTGCTGCAATTCTAGTAGCACTTGTTGAAGTTGAAACCGCATCTGCTGTAACTGCTGTGAAATAGCATAAAGTAACCGTTCCCGCTGCTGATTTAGATGCAGTTGGATTTGTGCTATCAATAATGGCACAAGTTAATTTATAAGTATCACCTACTGTAAATTTAGTTGTACATAAATCGGTTGCTGTACTAGCAGTTGCATCGCTTGAAGTATTTGTAATTCCTAAATTTACAGCATCTTCTACAGAATAAATTACTTTAATTCTATCGGATGCTCCAAATCCACTTGGCAAAGTAGCTGAGTAGAATAAAGCACCAGATACATAATCCGTTCCTGCTAATGGTCTACCTAAACCGCCTTTGCCTTTGTTAAATATAACGTCGTTTGCCATTTATAATATTTTTAAGTGTTATTTTTTCTTTTTAGGTTCTTCAACTTTTGAAGATTCATTTTTAACAACAAATAATTCTAAGTTGTTGTTTTTTGCGTATTCTTCTAAGTTTGAAATTTCGTTTTCATTCTCTAAGAAAAACACCGCTTTTTTACTAGTTACTACAATAATTTTGTGATTATCAAAATCATGTTTAACCAATTCTTTTGCTTGTATTAAATCCATTTTAAGGGGGTTTATATAAAGGTGTGGCTTTTTAGTTCCACACCCTTAAAGTTTATATTAGTTAGCTTGTACGATAGCTACGATACCTACTTGAGATGTACGCATTTTAGAAGCTCCAAAGTTTTGTAAAGCTGATAAAATAGAACCATAGTAAGCTGGGTCGTTTTCGTTTACAAACACATCCGCACTTCCTTTTGCTTTTGCAACAAATGAAGGGTGGTAAGCTAAACAAGCTAAGTTATCAGTTGCTGCTGGTGAACTAGGTGCGCCAGTACCATCTGCAACAGTTTTTAATACTGGAGTAGCCGTATTATCATAAACAACTACCGTAGAACGAATCATAATATCAAAACCATGAATACGGTTAACAACGCCATCAGGTAACGCTGATTTACCATAAGAATCCATTCTGTAAACATCTTGGATCGCTAATAACTGACCGTTATACATAGAAGATGGCATTAATAAAATACGTCCTTCTTGTGGTACGTTTGCAGCATCTAATATAGATTTTGCATTTAAAATATCAGCTAAAGTAATTGCTAAACGTGTAAGTGTAGCAGATGGAGCTAATGCAGAAGATACAGCAGAGCCAGTTGTTTTAACAAAAGTCCCTGCACCTGCTGGAGCCCATTTGTATAAACAATGATTAGTAATAACTTCCTCTAAAGTGTTTAATTGTTGGTTTAAAACACTCATACGTTTATCATAAGAGATGTAAGATAATTCTTGTCCTCTTTCAATATGGATAGGCTGAACATAGTAAGTGTCCATTGAGTAAATTAATTCTGTATCGGTTCTTCTAGCAATAGTTGCTGGAAACGAACCTAAGTTTCTCGAAATAGTTGGATTTGCTCCAGCTTGTGGAACGTGAACTGTTTTATAGTTTACGAATCCATCGTGATTTACTGCACGATTAATAATTGCGTTGTTTTTGAAAAGGTTTTCTTGAATATCTGATAACCACTGTTCTCTGTCTAATGCCATGATTTTTAGTTTTTAAGTTTATTGTTTTTAGTTTTTATTTTTTATAGAATTGATTATACATTTCATTATACACCTCTGGAGTTTCATTTTTGATTTTTACTAATCC